ATAAGTAATTTGTTTTATTTGTCAGGTGCTGGTATAGTAGGTGCATATATGGGTACAACTGCTTGGATGAATAAGAAATGATATGTTTAAAACTTTAGTAACAATGTGTGTAATAGGAATACCCAACAACTGCATGACATTAGAGGATCAGTATGGACCTTATGAGACAGAACTTGAGTGTAAACAAAGAGCACTGGCTATTAGCAGGCAGATTCACAAGTATTACCCATTATGGAAACCCTTTAAATACCAATGCAAAAGATTGCCAGTAGGAAGATTAATTTATGACTAGGAAAGGAATATAAATGCTTCAAGCGTTGATAGGTCCAGTCACAGGACTATTAGACAAGTTTATACCAGATGCAGATCAAAAAGCTAAATTAGCTCACGAAATAGCCACCATGTCCGAAAAACATACGCAGGAGGCTTTACTTGCTCAGTTAGAAATAAATAAAGCAGAAGCCGCAAGTGGATCAATATTTAAAGGCGGCTGGCGACCCGCAGTTGGGTGGGTCTGTGCGATTGCTTTTGCTTATCATTTTATCGTAAAAGACTTAATCATATTTGGTGCAACTTTTGCTGGTGCAGAGTTACCAGAGTTGCCTGAATTTGACATGGGTACACTTTTAACGGTTCTTGGCGGTATGCTCGGAATTGGCGGTTTGAGGACATATGAAAAGCAGAAAGGATTAACCAAATGAGTTTATACAGAAACATACAAGCCAAGAGAAGAAGAATAGCTGCTGGTAGTGGTGAAAAAATGCGTAAAGCAGGTTCAAAAGGTGCTCCTACCAAGAAGAATTTTAAAAGAGCAAAGAAGACGGTAAAGAAAAAGAAGTAGTGCAAGATTTATTTAGACATTTAAGGATACATACAATGAAAAGAAAAATTAAAAAAGTTGTAAAAGGTTTACAGAAAGCTAGTAAGACGCATGCAGCACAAGCTAAAACTTTAAAAAGTGTTTTGAAAAATGGCAAAAAGAAAAGATCCTAAAGTAGGAACAGGCAAAAAACCAAAGGGTTCTGGGAGACGACTCTACACAGACGAGAATCCAAAAGATACAGTCGGTATCAAGTTTGCCACAGAAGCAGACGCAAGAGCTACGGTTGCAAAAGTTAAAAGAGTCAGTAAACCTTTTGCGAGAAAGATACAAATACTTACAGTCGGTGAGCAAAGAGCAAAAGTAATGGGTAAATCAAAAGTAGCCAGTATATTTAAAAGAGGCAAAGAAGCTATTAGAAAGGCACGCAAAAAATGATGTGGACTTGGTTGCGTTTATTTAAATTTTTTAATAAGATCGGTAATTATTTCTATTATAAACACGTCAATTCTTTACGAGAAAAGCAGGTGAAAGATGGACTTAGATAAATTACAAGAAGAATTAAAAGAAGATGAGGGTTGTAAATACGAAATTTATTTGGATCACCTCGGCTATAAGACGTTTGGAATTGGGCACTTGTGTAAAGCTGTAGATCCAGAGAATGATATGGATGTAGGCACGGAAGTATCTGAAGAACGTGTAAACGAGTGTTTTGAAAACGACATAGAAAAAGTAATAGAAGATTGCAATATATTATACAGTAATTTCAATGACATACCTGAAGAAGCTCAGCTAATACTTGCAAATATGATGTTTAATCTTGGTCGTCCTCGTTTGTCCAAATTTGTTAACTTAAAATTAGCTGTAGATTCTGAAGACTGGATGGAGGCATCCGTGCAAATGATGGACTCGAAATGGGCAAAACAAGTACCTAATCGTGCAGAAAGACTTTGTGGTAGAATGGAGAAGTTATCTTGGCTATTCAAGCAGTAAAATTAAAACCTGGGATTAATCGTGAAGGCACTAGATACACCACGGAAGGTGGGTATTATGATGGAGATAAGATACGATTTAGACAAGGCACACCAGAAAAAATAGGTGGTTGGACGCGTATATCTGCGTCTACGTTTCAAGGTGTGTGCAGATCACTGCATAACTGGGTAACTTTGGGAGGTCAAAACCTTATAGGCGTAGGCACACATTTAAAGTTTTTTATAGAAAACGTGGGTAATTATAACGATATTACACCATTACGTGCTACTGTATCATTAAGCAATCCTTTTGCTACTACCTCTGGATCTACCACTGTTACAGTTACTGATGCAAATGGTGGTTACACTGATGGAGATTTTGTAACATTTAGTAACACTACTGCTGTAGGAGGTCTTACTTTAGATGGAGAGTTTCAATTAAGTTTAGGCAGTTTGTCTGCTGCAAACACATATACCATAACAGCTTCATCCGCAGCATCTTCTACTGCTACAGGTGGAGGCACAGTATCAGCAGCATATCAAATTAATTCAGGCAATGCGTTTGCTACATTATTAAGTGGTTGGGGAGCGTCATCTTGGGGTTCTGGAGCTTGGAACGTAGGTGAGTCATCAACTGCACCTGTGCGATTTTTTACGCAATCTAACTTTGGTGAGGATCTAATATTTGGTCACGAAGGAGGGCGTTTATATTATTGGGATGCCACTAACGGAGTAGGAAGTCGTGCTGTAGAGTTATCTAGCCGTAGTGGGGCTTCTGATGTACCAGTCGTACAGAATCTTATTCTTGTGTCAGATATTAGCAGATTTGTGTTTTGTTTTGGTACAAATGAAATAGGAAGCGATACTATAGATCCTACATTGCTTAGATGGTCTGACCAAGAAGATGCAACTAACTGGACTCCATCTGCTACTAATCAGGCAGGTAGTCTTAGATTATCTCGTGGTACTAAAATTGTAGCTGCTACGACAGCCAGACAAGAGGTTCTTGTATGGACAGATTCTTCCTTATATTCATTGCAGTATGTAGGTGCACCTGCAGTATGGACTGCAACACTCGTTGGAGAAAACATATCTATATCTTCACAGAATGCTGTGGCTTACGCTAACGGCGTAGCTTACTGGATGGGTAAAGATAAATTTTACATATATGATGGTCGTACACAAACATTAAAGTGTGATGTGCGTAAGTATGTATTTAACGATCTTGATACAAATCAATTTGCGCAGGTAGTTGCGGGTACAAACGAAGGATTTCACGAAATATGGTGGTTTTATTGTTCTTCTGGTTCTACTACCATAGATAGATATGTAATATATAACTATTTAGAAAAAATATGGTATTATGGCACACTAGCCCGTACAGCATGGCTTGATTCTGGATTACGTGATAAGCCGTTAGCAGCAACATATGATTTAAATCTTGTAGATCATGAAGAAGGTATAGATGACAATGCTGGATCTAGTGCAGCGGCAATAACAGCATATGTTGAGTCTTCTGATTTTGACATAGGAGATGGTGATAGATTTTCATTAGTTAATCGTGTAGTGCCTGATGCGTCTTTTGATGGTTCTACGGCTGATAGTCCCGTTGCAACAATGACTTTGCACGCGTTAGGGGGATCTGGCTCTGGTCGTAACTCACCTGCTTCAGAGGGTGGGTCCAGTAATGCGACTATAACACGCACAGCAACATCTCCTGTTGAGGTGTTTACAGATTTAATAAACATACGAGTAAGAGGACGACAACTATCTATGCGTTTTGAATCCTCTGCTACGGGTGTAACATGGCAATTAGGCACACCAAGACTAGATATTCGACCTGATGGGAGGCGTTAATGACTATAGATGCTACAAGATATGGTGTAGGTTTCCGTGCTCCAGCACTACCTTATCCACCTGCAGAATACGATCAACAATCACAAGAGTTATTTAATAACGTATTGCGTTTATACTTTAATCAATTAGATACAGCTTTGAGAAATGCAATTATATCTGATAGAGCTGAAGCATCGGGGTGGTTTTTAAGTTAATGCCTAATGTATACAAAAATGCAAAGAAAGACTTATCTAGCACTAGTGTAACAACACTATATACTGCCCCTGCTTTGACTACAGCAATAGTAAAATCAATACTTGTATCCGAAGATTCTGGCAATGCAGATACAATAACTGTTACTATAACAGATGCAGAATCTTCTCCTGCTACATTTAGCTTATTTAAAACAAAATCCATAAGTGCTAACGGCACTACAGAGCTACTTACTGCACCTTTAGTCGTGCAGACTGGTGAAATCCTCAAAGTAACCGCTGCTACAGCTAACAGATTACATGTCGTCGCTAGTATATTAGAGGTGTCATAATGCAGATAGTTGATAGTAATAATAAACAACTTGATATACATACTATAATAATTATGGCTATAAATAATTTAGGTACTAAAGATAAATCTGTGAAACAAGCACTAGCTAGCATAGTAACAGAAGCACAAAGAGAGACATGTGAAGTTGTAAATATAGGAAACACTGTATTTATAGGGCACAGAGGCGAAGGCAAAAACAAGACTAAGATGGTAGGTAGACCTCTTAACGTAGATACAGGCAGAAATTATATAAAGAACATATTAAAATATATGGCCTATATACAAGGGCAAGGCATAACACATTACAGCACACAGTTTGAAGGTGAAACTTTGCTACCTGCTATGCGTGTTATACATAAAAGACTGCAAGATACAGACACAGATTTTGCTGTTGGACGAACAAAAGATAACAAATATGCAGTATTAATAAAGTTTGGTGAAGAATTACTTAGTGAGAGGTTCTAATGGGAGCTATAATTGATCCTATTAAAGATATAGTTGACGATGTTATTGACGTTATAAAAGACGTTGGTGATTTTGTGCAAGATGACATTGTGATACCAGTTGTTGATGCTGTAGAAGATACTGCAAAAGCTATAGCTGATGATCCTGTGCGTTCTATAGCCTATATAGCAGCGGCATCGGGACCTTGGGCAGTATGGGCAGTGCCTTTAGTAGCAGCCGCAGACACAGCAGAACAAGGTGGTGATGTAGGAGATGTACTCGAAGCAGCGGCAAAAGCGTATGTAGTACAACAAGTTAGCCCACAAGTGGGTAGTAAAGCAGGTTCTTATGTAGCTGGTGCTACAGGAAGCACTACAGCTGGAGCCATTGCTGCGGGAGCATCATCACGAGCAACATCAGCTATCGTGTTAGGACAAGATCCTGTGCAGGCTGCTATAACAGGCGGAGTGCAAGGAGGTGTAAGTGCAGCTATGGCACAAGTACGCCAAAACGTAGCTATACAAGATGAAGGAGGCAGTATTGTTGGGGATGATCCTGCAGCAATAGGAGATACAGGAGCTCCTGCACCAGTGCCAGATCCCATACCTGCAGCAGCTTTAGCTGTGGTAGAGACTCAACTGGCAGCTATGATAACAGGGCGAGATATAACTCAAGAGGTTATGGCTAATGCTATATTACAAGCAACAGTTACTACAAAAACAGTGCAACAATATTTAAATAGAGCTGACTATGATCCGAGTGATGCTCAAATAGCTGCAATAACAAATGGTATTATAAGAACAACGTCTGCAGCAATTAAAGGTGGTGACATAACTCAAGCTGCTTTGATGTCTATAGCGGAGGCTGGAGCCAAAGAATTATTTAAAACTTTTGACAAAGAAGGCAGAACCGTAATTGACAAAGTGACAGGTGATTATGAAGCTGCCGAGAAAAAAGCAGGTGAAGTTGATTTTATAGGTGAAGAGTATGAGGCTGCGGTAGCACAATATAATAGCACACGTGAAGAGATGCTACCACGTTTTGATGAGCGTGCCAGACTAAAAGCAGAAATGGAACAATTTAAAGTAGATTTTGAAGCTGCTCCGTCACAACAATCATCTGACGCATATAACAACGCTATACGAGCTTATAATGCGTATGCAACTGAATTAGATAAAGATTATGAAGAGAGATACACTCCTCTGCTTGCGCAATACAAAGCCAATATAGATACTCTTATAGGTCAATATAACACAGCTAATGCCGAATATACGAAACTAGCAGACGGACTAATACAAAATGCAGATCAACTAGACGAGGTGCTTAAACCTACCTACGATGCAACAAATAAAGCATTTGTAGAAGGTATGACTGGTGGCGATTTTAACGCTGAAGAATACATGGAGTTAAATAATCTTAGTGGTGTAGACGATGAAGCTGCTATAGAGGGTGAATCTTTTGATCCTCATTATCATTGGCTTACTACAGGAAAAGAGCAGGCACTACCCGTAAACAAAGAACAGTATGATAATCAATTTTCAGAAGCAGCTAATAATCTTGTTTTAAATTCTTTAGCAGAAGCTGGGCTAACATTAGCCGATTTAAATCGAGAACAAATGAAAGATGTGCAAGATCATATAGTTAAAAATTATGCTGGTAAATTATATGATTTAAAAAATGCGGACACTAAACAGTACGGCTTAGAGTTAGGTAAAAAATATTTAACAGATGGTATAAATGCGGGAGATGGATCTGAAGAAGATAAAATAAGTACAATTAATGCAATTAACGAATCTTCATTGGAAGATATTAAAGTTTTTGCTTCTGACCCTACAGTTAAAAATAAAATTAAAAAACAACCTATTGAGTACAACAAAAATAATATAACCGACGAAGATATTGCTAATAATAGAGCTGTTTTAACATTTAATCATGGTGATGGGCTTGTAAATTGGGAAGACATTGGCGGATTACAAATTCCTAAATGGAATGATAAATATGGTGCTTTAACTGTAGAAAGACGTGATTCAGAAGGTCGAGTACAAATAGTAAACAAAGACACAGGAGTAGTGCTTGAAACAGAAGATTTAAGAATAGGAAATATTCGTCCTAATAAGGCAATATTAAAAGATGGTACTGAAGTTCCTTGGGGTTCGTTAGCTCATCTTAAAGAACTAGATCCTGAAAAATACACAGAACAAGTAGCTAAATTAGGCGAAACCGCAGGTGAGATAATTAACGAAGCTGCTAATAATATGCCTGTTTATGAACTTGCTAAGAATATATTTAAACTGGCTGCAGAAACAGAGACTGGACAAGATGTTTTAAATAGTGACTTTGTAAAGAACTTTTCTGGTATTGCTACACAGGCAGGTGGTGAGTTAGTTCAAGCTGCAAATGGAATGTTAGTATTTGCAGGCATAAATCCTGAGTCTACTCCTGCAGGTAAATGGGCTAGAGATACTATAAAACTCGGTGGAGATATGAAAACCGAGGAATGGCAAGCAGCATCCAAAGAAATGTTTAGCAATATAGATAAAGCAAAAGGATTTACCGATACTATATTGGCTGCATATGGCGAGTTTAAAAACGCCCCAGGTATGTTTATGGCAGAAATTATAGGTAAGGAAGTATTACAAGAATTACCTATATTAGTATTTAGTGGTGGCGCAGCTAATATTACAAAAGCTTTTGCTAAAGAAATGGGAGAAGATTTAGCACAAAAAATGGCTAATAAAGCCGCATTAAGCACAGCTATTACGTTAGATGCTGCAGAAGCAGGGGGTGGATCTGCTGCTAATGCTTTTCAAGAAGCTTATAATGTAGCTAAAAAATCAGGTATGTCTGATGAAGAAGCAGGTAATTTTGCTATTGGGGTAGCTCAAAAAGCAGGTTTTACAGGTATAATGACTAGTTTTGCTACTAATAAACTAGGTGGAGCTACATTTGAAAAAGCTATATATGGTGGTAAAAAAACAGATGGTTCTTTAGCTAATAAGTTTAATGATTTTGCAAAAGTTACAGGTACAGAGGCTGCACAGGGCGGTATAGAAGAAAGTGCTGTTCAAGGTGTCATAGAATTAGCACTGCATCCTCTTGATCCTAATCGTGATGTAGGCGGAAATATGGCCTCTTCTCTAACTTTTGGTATACTTGCAGGAGGTGGCACATCATCGTCTTTATATGCAGGTAAGCAAATATTAGATAATTCAAGTGATTATGTAACTAATGTGCTCACAAATCTTAACCCTGAAGTAAACAAAGTTGTTAAAGGGTATGATGGCACACAAGAAGGCTTAATAGCCGCAGAAACTCAATTAAGTAATTTAGGTCTTTCTGACAACATATTACAAACTAACGTGCTTAATGTTATGAGTCCAAGTGATTATCAAAGTAGCACAGATGTATTTAATGCGTTTAAAAACGTAGAAGGAGTTTATACTCCTGCAATAGGAGAACAAAATCAATTTATAGGTAAAACTTCCGATGCAGACTTTACCACTGTTTTTGATACATATATAGACAAAGGCACCGTAAACAGACAAGAAATATTAGACGCAGCAGCCGCAGAAAATGTAACGCTTACAGAAGATCAAATAACACAACTTATAGGGCAAAAGAATGAAGTAGAGGCTATTAATAAAGCAAGAATAGAATTTGATCCTTTAGGCACTACAACAACAGAAGCAACAGACTTTTTTAAGGCTATAGGGTATAACCCAAGTGAATCAGAAATAACACAATTTACAGCTCCCGTATCCGAGGTGGAACAACAAGAAGCTATAGCTAAATTTGCTGATCCACGTATGACCGACAGAGGTGAGGTTGAGGCTTATTTTTCTGAAATAGGTTATACTCCTACAGAAGATGATATTACGCAATTTATAGGACAAGTAGAAGAAACTAAGCAAAAAGTAGCTATTGGTGAGTTTACTGATCCTAGATTAGTCAGTGAAGTAGAAGCATTTGAAGCCTTTAAAACAGCTGGATTAGAGGATGTAAGACCCGAAGATGTACAAAGTCTGATTGGGCAATATGACCAAAACTTGTTAGCAGGTAAAGTAGAAGAAGCTCTGCCTGGGGCTCGTTATAACGTGCTTGATTATAATTTAGGTGAGCAGACAAAAAAAGTAGACGCACTTTCAGAATTGTTAGGCACTAAAGACACAAAAATAGATGCGTTATCTAGTTTATTAACAGATCAAACAACTAAAACAGATGCTCTTAACACTTTAATAGGTAAACCTGCTACAGAAGAAGATACAGCAACAGGGTTATATAAGACCATGTCTGACCAACAATTAGATTTTAATCAACAACTCAACCAACAAACGCAAGATTTTAATGCACTAATAAATCAACAAGCTGCAGATGCAGCTGCACAGAAAGCCGCAGAAGAAGAAGCAGCAAAGACAGCAGCAGCTACAAAGGCTAGACAACAACAACAATTACAAAACACACAAAGTTTGTATCAAGCAATACAGCCAACAACAGTAACCACAGAACAACAAGGTGTAGCTGATATTGGTACTCCGTATGATTTTAGCAGTATATTTAGAGATGCAGGACAAGAAGCTTTATATCAAACACCTTACAGAAAAGGTGGACAAGTAAATGATATTAATGATAGATTATTAAAATTAATAGGAGATAGCTAATGGCAAGTTTCTGGGATGAAATTACAGGTTTAGGTAGCAGGGCTTACGACTATATAACAGACACTGATTTTAGTGGTGGTTCTTCTTCCGATACAGGTTTACTTGAAGATATAGGATCTGTGTTTAAAACAGGTGGCGAGTTTGACTATGGCAAAATAGCAGGTGGAGTAGCTGGACTTGGTAATGTATTAGCTCAAACGGGTGTTATAGATAAAGACAGTTATTTAGGGCAGTTGCTTACTAATACTTCAGGTCAACAAGTAGGTTATCAAGGTGAAATACCCACATATACAGCCTCACGACAACAAGTTCCTGGGACATATGATCCAAATCGTAGGCCAGGGAGCGGTGGACAACGATATTTTACCGATGTGAGATATGATGGTGGAGACACTAGTGGGCAAGCAGGGGGATTACAGGCACTTAATTTAGCTAATTTAGCACAGCAAAACAGAGCAGGACAAAGTTTACCTGCTGTAAGAGCAGCGGAAGCGGCTCAAGTAGCCCAAGCAGCCCAAGCAGCAAATAATACACAGACTCTTGCTATGGGTGGTATAGCAGGTATGGCACCTCCTAGATATCTTAGAAGTGCAACAGATGGTATGGCAGATAAAATACCTGCAAGTATAGACGGATCTGCCCCTGCAGCACTTAGTGGTGGCGAGTTTGTTATACCTGCAGATGTAGTTAGTGGTATGGGTAATGGTAACTCTGATGCAGGTGCAAAAAATTTATATGCAATGATGGATAGAGTAAGACAAGCTAGAACAGGCACGACAAAACAAGCTCCTGCTATAGATCCTAACAAAATGCTTCCAACAGGGAGGGCTTAATTATGGCTACAAATACAGCATTAGAATCTGCTATAGCAGCAACTACTGCACCTAAATCTAATGTAGGAGCAAAGATAGGCACAGAATCTGCTCTTTCTAACTATGTTGGACCTTATGTTACAGAAATGCTTGGTAGAGGTCAAGCACTTGGAAGTATGCCATATCAGGCGTATCAAGGACCTCTTACAGCAGGTGAATCTACTTTACAAAATCAAGCTTTTAGTGGTTTAGCAGGGTTAACATTACCTACAGAACAAATGGGCGCATTTACACCAACAAGTTTTACTGAAACAGGTACTGCACAAAAGTTTATGAACCCGTATCTGCAAGCAGCTTTAGATCCGCAAATAACAGAAGCAAGAAGACAAGCTGATATTCAACGTGTCCAAGATGCAAGTAGGTTAACTAAAGCAGGTGCATATGGTGGTTCACGTCAAGCTGTTGTTGAAGCTGAAAATAATAGAGCTTTACTTGATAGACTTGCGGGAATTACAGGCACAGGTTATGCAAACGCTTTTGATAAAGCTATGCAACAGTTTAATACTGAAGAAGATAGAAGAAGAGTCGCTCAAGATATGACTAATCAATACGGGTTAGGTGCATTACTCAAACAGGCAGATTTAGGCACATTACAACGTGGTATTGAATCTGAAGGTATCGCGGCTGATAGAGACCAATTTGAAGAAGAAAGAGATTTTCCGTACAAACAAGTACAATACATGCAGTCGCTACTACAAGGCTTGCCTCTTGAAACTCAAGCATATAGCTATCAACAACCTGGGGCTACATCTCAATTACTTAGTGGAGCAGGTGGTATAATGGATTTATACGGAGCATTGTTTGGTGGTGATAATAAAAGTTCACAAGCTGAAAGAGATGAAGCGGCGGCAATAATGGGTGGGGAGGCAGAATAATGATAACAGGTATGGGCGTAGCTAGTGACATTGATAACACTGTAGATTCTTTTAAAAGTAATCCAAAAGCACTAGAGCAACGATATGCAAAAAATAAACAATTAAGTGATCTTCTTGCTTTGCAAAAAATAAAATCTATTCTAGACAACACCTCTAGAGAGATGGCTCTAAAACTTGATAACAACCCTAAAACTGTAGCAGAACAAAGACAAGCAGAAGTATTAGCGGGTGTTAGTGGTGTATTGCAACAACAAAGAGCTGCAAAAAATGCAAACCTACAAAAAGTTGCATCTAGAGGTATACCCACAGCTCCTGCACCTAACATGACGAAGATGGCAGATGGTGGTATAGTTGGTTTTGCTACGGGAAAATCAGTACCTACTACATTAGAAGAACTTATAGAAAAACAGAAAGCTGATTTAAAGAAACAATATGATGATGGTGATATAGATTATTCAGAATACTCTGCAGCAATAGAAAAGTTAGATGCTCCTAGAGTAGAAGGACCTCCTGGAGAATTAATTAAATCAAACCCTATATTGACAGCAGATCAAGAATATGATGATAAAACATTTAGTTTTGGTTTTGGTAAGTCTGCTGGGGATAAAGTACCTACAGCGGGTAATCCTTTAAACGAGTTTCAAAAAAATACTGAAATAGGTAAATTAGCACAAAGACAGTTAGCTGCTGGAACTTACCCAAGAAAAGATCCTGTAAAAGCAGGGGGTTTAGCAGGTATTGGTGTAGACGAGGCTATGGGAGACACTACAATACCTCCTCGATTATCTTATGATGGCGAAGGTGGTGTTGCTGAAGGTTTACCAATAGAAACAGGTGTAACCAGCGCATTAGATAAAAAAATAGTGCCAAATTTTGGCAATAAAGATGATAAGTCTGGTGGTATAACTAATACTAATTTTACACCATCAAATGTTACATATAAACCTGGAACTGAAGAACGCAAAGCAATAACAAAAGAAACTAAAGATTTGCTTACTCCTATTGCTAATATTGATGCAGATGAAAAGGGTAAAACTACAAGGAAAGAAGCTCAAGATTATTATGGATACTCTGATGCAGAGATGGAAATATTTAATAAAATGATGGCTGACAAAAAAACTTTATATGACAAAATAATGGACCCTGAAAAGTTAAGACAACAATCTTTATCTGCGGCTTTAAGAGGTGCAGGCAATCAAGTAGGTTTTGGTAACTTGGGAGGTGGCATATCTAGTGCTATTGCTAATGAAAGAGCCGCACAAGAAAAAAGTGCCATAGGAAAGCTGTTAGATAGAGAAAAAGATGCTAAGAGTTTAATTAATAAATCTAGAGATATTAGACAGACTGCATTTGCTTCAGGAGAATTATCAAAAACAGAAGCTAATAGATTAAAAATGGCAGGTATTAAAGAACTAGCTGGTTTAAATGTACAAAGATTAAAAGACGTATCAACCGACGCAACAAACATGCTAGCAGCAGATACAGCTAATATGAATAAAAATCAAAAAGCTGCAATCGAAACAGCTAAACTATCAGTGATGAAAGCAGATATAGAAGTAAAAGCTCAAGTAGCTAATTTAAACGCAGAAATAGCTAAAGAAAAGAACGCTATACAAAGAGAGTTTAATAAGATAACCGCTGCGGGTAATAAATTAAAAGGTGCTAGAGCTGCTTACACAGCCACAGAAAAAATAATTTCAGATCTTCAAGCTAAGTTTACTAAGATATATGCCGAGCAGATTAGTAAAGCTAGTTTACTTGGCGGAGAAGAGGCAAAAGCTAAAATAGCAGCTTTACGTAAAGAACGAGATGCACAGATAAAATTAGCTATTGCAAGCGCAAAACAAATGAGAGAACGGTTTATAGCAGAAATGCCAGGTGGGTCTACTGATCTAACAACTAAGTAAGGTGTTTATATGTCTAAACAATATACATTAGATGGTAGATCGTTTACTTTAGATGATGGACTCTCTGATGATGAAGCTTACAATATAATACAAAATTTTTTAGCTACAGAAGAAGATAATGTAGATACTTATGGACGTTCTAGTGTCGAAGAAGAGGAAGACGCAGCTAGAAAAGAACTAGAAGCTTTATATGCGGAAGAACCAGAAATTGAAGAAGAAGTTGATGAAGGTGGATTTTTCGATCAAATAACTCCTGACTTTTTAGAAGAAAGTATTAAAGGCACCATTGGAGGTGCAGCTGGACTTGTAGAAAGTGGTTTGCTTGGTGCAGCAACAGTATTGCCTGAAAGTGCAGAGCTTGCAGTTCGTGACGTTATACAATCAGCTGGTGATTTTGGAGAAAAATACATATATGGAGCTGATAAAGGTTCTGAAGATATGGTGCTCCGTAAGTTTGGTGAAGCATTAGGCTCCTTTGGCGGCATACTTGGAGCATCTATAATTAATCCTTTTTTAGGTGCTGGATTGGCTATAGGTGCTGGTGCTGGTGAAGCTAGTGAACGTGCACGTGCAGAAGGTGCTACAGCGGGTGAACGTGGGCTTGCATCTTTGCTTGGTGCTGGTGTAGGTGCTACAGAACTTATATCTCCTATGAGAATGATTAGGATGCTCAAAGCAGGATACGGTGACGAAGCTGCTGAAGGTTTACTTAATCAAGCTGGACGTGTTATTCGAGAGGGTGGTATTGAGGCTGGACAAGAAGCAGGTGCAGCTGTTTTACAAAACCTTATTGAAAAAGGTATATATAATCCAGAACAAGAAGTTCTTGAAGGTTCAGGCGAGCAAGCTACATATGGTGGTGCTGTAGGTGCTTTTGTACAAACTTTTGTAGAACTTGCTACACCAAAATCACGAAGAGACATAACAGCAACAGAAGACAAACGCCAAACGGATATGTTTCCTACTACAAAAGAAAAGTTAGGTGTAGCTCCTAAAAAACCTTTTGAAGAGGCGACAGAAAAAACGCCAGAAGAAATAGAAGCAGATGAGTTAGAAGCGGCTAGAACAGACGAACGTCAAATGGCACTTAATCTTGAAGAGCCAGTTATACCTAAAGCTGAAGCTCCAGAAGCACTAGAAACAGAAAAGCTCGCTGCAGCTGAAACTGACGACAAAACTACAAGGCTCGACGCAGCTGAAACTGACGACAAAACAAAAAAATTTGTAACTCAAGAAAAAGACATTGATCCTTTTGCAGAAGAACAACAAGACTTGTTTGCACAAGAAGAAAAACCAGCAGGAGAGGTTGTTACAGAAGCTAAACCCGTAGACCTTACAGTAGAAAACACTAAAAGTTTTGGTGACTTAACAAACAAAGCTAGAGCAGAAGCTACAAGAATAAACAAAAGAGATGGTACAAAAATAAAATACGGTAACGTATTAGCAGATGCCGAATTGCCGTTGACAAAAGCAGAATATGATGCAGAGAAAGCGAAATTACCTGTAGCTGAAACTACTCCTGCACCTGTAGAGACTAAAGAAGAGTACGGAGATAGATACAGGAAAAACTTTTCAAGGGCAGTTTTTTTATCTGCAAATAAGAAAAAGAAAAATTTAAGTGATAGACTATCTAAAGTACAGAAGGGTAATGATAGAGGTCAGTATGGTGTATTAAATAGACAGTTAGATGAACTTATGAAAAACGATAAGTCCATCATTGATAACGGACTTCAAATCACTAATAAACTAGATGAAATGGATGCTTTTGTTAAAGCTAGAGAGGCTGGAGTTACCCCTAAGAAGCCTGTGGATAAAGTTACGACTGGTGTAACACCTGATGAGAAGTTAACAGCTAAAGAAGAAGAAATGATTGCTTCAGGAGAGGCAAATATCCAAAAAATAAAAGATGCAGAAAAAGAGTTATATAAAGATATAACAGTTAAGAGTAAGCAAGAGGTAGGTGGTAGAGTAACAACTGTATCTGATGGTAAGAAAAATATTCATTTTGTAAGAAGCCCTGATGATGATAGTTTTTACAGAACATCTGCAGATGGCATGAAAATATTAAATTTTGATGGGCAAGATTTTAGTAAGAGTGGAAGCACTGCTTTACCTATCTCTGATAACAAAAAAGACGCTAGTGACATACTTGCAAAGGAGTTAAAAGGTGCGGAGCCAGATGTTACACCAACCTCTGTAGCGCGTACTGAGTCAAAAACACGTGGAAAGAAGTTAACAGGTAAGACTAAACGTGATGCGGGCCCAAAAGACGCCGTAGCGAAGATAGGCAAAACCCTTGGGTTTACTACAAAAGATGTAAAAGAAAGAGTAAAAGCGCAAGAAGAAGTAGCTAGAAAAAAGAAAACTCCAAAAAAAGAAGAAGTAAAGACAGATACTAAACCTTTTAAATTTAGGTCAATGACTGAAAAAGAAAAAGAAAAAGTATCACCAAAATTTGGTGCTACTAAAAAACAAATTAAAGAATTTATTAAAAATGAAGTAAAAGTGCTTAACTCTTTTGTACTTAGAAGAAAAACACGAGAACAAGAAAAAAGGTTTGCGGAACAAGAGGAAGAGGCTGGACGTGTAACTCCTTTAAAAGCTAAAGAAGAAGCGAAAGGATTAGAATTTTATACTAAAGAGTTTCCAGATCAAAGGGTAGAAGATGATTTTTCTCAAAAAGATTTAGGAAAAGTTGCTCAAGTATTGCAAGACAAATATAGTGAAACAAAATTAAAATATCCAGATAGAGATTCTTCAGGTAAAACATCAGCTTACATATATTTCTTAAAACAAGAAAACCCTAAAGATGCTTTAGATGTTATAGCTCATGATATAGTATTTGGTAATTCACAGTTTAGAAAAACTGATGATATGACTCAAGCTGAGAAAGTATATTTTAATCAACTTGGATATAAAACTGCTAGACAAGCATCGAAATGGATTCGCACTAATTTAGATTCTAATACTAATAAAGTATTTACAGCGGCTATAAACGCTGAAGTTACTAAGTTAAAAGAAGCTACAGAACGAGAAAAAGTTGGTGCCATAGATCAAGTAGCAGAAGCAAGGAGAGTAGAAGAAAAAGCACAACGAGATAGAGAGGCGTTATTAAAAGCGAGAGACAAGTATTATGCTGACAAAGATGCTGATGCAGAAGTATCAAGAATAATAAACAAAATGTATGATACGATGACAGACGAAAAAGGGATGCTAAACGAAGATTATGGGTCCGAAACTTGGGAAGCTGTAAATGCAATATCGGAACTGTCAGACGAACTTGGTACTAAATTTTTAGCGGCTAATCCAGTAGGGGGCTTAGATCTCCCTGCAAACCCAATAATAAAAAGTTTGTTAAAACAAGGTAAGTTAAAAGAAGCTTTAAGAGCGTTGCAAATGACAACTAAAAGTGATCGTATAGCTCAAATTGCTGGCGGATTATCTAAGGTTACTGGAGATACTAAGGTAGAGTTAGTTAGATTTTTAAGTGACGATTCAGGTAGAGAAGTAGCAGGTTCCTTTGATCCTAGCACGAATACTATAAAGCTAAACATAGAAACTGGTCTCAACCCACATACAATACTGCACGAAATGACTCACGCAGCCACATCTGCTACCCTAGCAAACAAGTCACATCCTTTGACAAAGCAAATGACAAAGCTATTTGAAAGCGTAAAGGGTAGTT